CACTCAACTTATGTTCATTATGGTACAGGAGTAACAGTAACGGCAGACTCACATTGTACAAAATGGGAATGGTGGGGCTGTGATAGGTGGACTCAATACGATTTAAGTCATGCTTCATTCAAAGTAGATTGTGTAGCACCGACTCCAACACCGACTAATACACCTGTACCTACGGTTACTAATACACCTATTCCAACAGCTACAAGTACGCCTGAACCTACACCAACAGATGAACCTACACCGACTGAAGTTCAGCCTACACCTACAGATGAGGTTAGGCCAACTCCGACTGATGTAGAACCGACAAAAGAAATAACACCGACTCCTGAAAAGCACGAAACTTGTGAAGGAAAAGGAAATGATGAGAATGGTCATCCTTGTGGCTGGTCACCTGAACCCTACAGATCACCTGAATACAAGCCAACAGTCTGTAGTGTTTCAGTACCACTCAAACCGACACTTAAATACGGAAGGAAAAGCAATACCGTAGTCGAGCTTACATGGAATGAAAACGACACAAACACGACTCATTGGGCTATTTCTTATGGTCTTACAAAAGATAATTTAATTTATGGGATTCCGTTTTTACCGAAGGAAAGCAGACGCATAGATATAAACGGACTTAACTCAAAGAACTGGTGGTTTCAACTCATACGATACAACACAGGGGATTGTGCTGTAAGAAGTGATGTTGTTGATCCTTGATATATACACAGGAGGCTTATACCTCCTGTAATATGGCAAGAATGATAAATTTAACACGAGGACATTTTGCGATCGTAGATGATGAAGATTTTAATAAAATTAACCAATATAAATGGCATTATCTTAAAAGTAGAGATGGACAAGAATATGCTAAAAGAAGTGGAACAAAAATCAAAACTCAATATCTTCACCGATTTATTATGGGAGAACCAAAGGAAAAATATGTAGACCATTATTATTAACTTACTAAAGGAGGAAAAATGAAATTGAAAGAGGAAATTTTAAAAACTTTAAGCGATCTACCAATAAAAAGAAGAACAATGGCAAAAAGATGTAAAGATTGCGGGAGATATAGAAATTACAATATTTGCGATCATTGGTGTCCAAGTCCTAAATACACATGGAGGGAAGGATTAATACTTAATAAGGGAAAGATGTATAAGCAAGATAAAGTGAAAGGCTTTGTAGAAATCAAATCCGAATCCCCCAAAGATAAAGTTAAAAGATATTTGAAGGAAGCGGAAGAATTATTTAAAGGATTTAGTAATCATAAAGATTATGAAATGATTGATTGCTACATATGGTATGGAATTATCGTAGAAATAGCCAAAATGCTTCAAAAGGAAGAAAAATGAGATATTATACCTGAAATAATCTCTATTGCTTATTTATTACAAAGGGCAGAGGATAATAACCTATGACTCTCAAACATAACACAGAAAAGAATACAAAGAAAAAAATAATACACAATATTGGACTTTGTAAGCATAAAGCATTTTTTGGTATGGAATGGGGGCATTGTATTAAGTGTGGTAAGGCATTTAAAAACTGTGATATTTGTTTTCCAAATAATAGAATAGATGCACCATTTCCAAAATGTAAATGGTGTAATTATAAAGGATATGAACAACATGCTTGTGCTGATTATCAAAATGAACCAGTAGAAGATCCAAGAAATATGACTCATAAGGATTTGTGTTTAATAGTTAAGACTTTATCCGAAAGAGTAGAAGGATTAAATAATAGGGTTTTAAAACTTGAAGGTTATATATGAAATCAAACACAGATAAGAAGTGGGAAAAGGAATTAAATAAAATTATTTTATTATGGATTTCTCCTGATGGTGATGAATTTAAAGGAAGTTTAGGAAGTGCTTGTAATGACAAAGCTATCCCTAATTTTATTTCAGATTTACTTCTCCAATCCCGAAAAGAGTGGATTAAAGAAATTAAAAAAATAGATATACGAAATCCACTTGGAAGATATGTAGCTTATGAACCAGATGAAGATACTCAATTTAATGTAGGTTGGCATGAGGCTTTAAAAAAAGTTCTCTCCCTTCTTGAAGAATTAGGAGTTAAAAAATGAAACGCTATGCCATCTCATCAACTTATTTTGACACTCTTGAAAAAGCAAGAGAGAAACTTGAAGAATATGATGACAGACTGGACAAAGACGCTCTAATTTTTGAATCAAGCACTTATTACAAGCCGATTAAAAAAATTATCTTAATGAAAGCGAAAAGGATAAAATGAAAGCCCTAAACATAACACTTCTAATATTCAACATAGTATGTGCAATATTTTTATTTACTTGTCTTATGCTCGTATATAGTCAGTATAGTGATGTAGCCAAAGGCCGACAATGTATTCAATTTAACAATGGGAAGGTTCAATGGTGCAAGTATTGTTACATGAAATGACACAACTTTGGGAAATCTACAACGATAAAGATTGGTTAAATGAAAAGTATTGTCTTTGCAAGGTATGTCTTGGCGCAAAAGTCCCAAGAAAAGAATGCAAATGCAAGTTATGTGATATATGCGGAATACACATAAATAAAGGCCATATGAACGAAAAAAGTTATAAAGGTTTATGCCATTATTGTTATGATTATAGACAAAGACATCCAAACGCTTAAAAGCACAGAATGGAAATATCTTAAAAGGGATGGAACATTCAAAGTCCTAAATGCCTATACGGCAGAAGATGATGATTTCATTACATGGATAGAACAGCAAATATCAACAGAAGGCAAAAAAAATATAACTATGCACAACAGATTAAGATACCGGCTGGAATGGCTGAAAGTTATTGATAAGGTTAGAAGTTATAAGGAAGAAGAACAAATATGACAAAAGGAAATAAGCCAACAGAAATGCAAGCCAAAGCAATGCAATATATACTTGACGGAGAAAAACCGAAGGATGCAATGATTAGGGCGGGGTATAGTCCCAAAGTAGCAAAAGACTATAAACAAAATTTACTTGAATACAAAGGCCCACAACAAATAATTAAAGAACACCAGGCAGAATTCGCAAGAGTAGGGATAACACCTATCTACATGGCACGAAAAACTGCAGAATGGCTTGAAGCTACAAAGATAAAAAGCAGTATGACAGAGCCGGATAAGGAAGTACCTGATTACCAAATACAAATAAAAGCAGCAGAACGTGTAGACAAGATATGGGGCATAAACCAGGAAAACGATATAACAAACGTACAAATAAACATTACACCAATACTGGGAAAGGATACGAAGACAGAATGAACTTCATCCGCACAACAGCAACAGAAAAGATATTACAATTAAGAAAGCGTATTCGTGGTGTAGCAGGGGGAACATCCGCATCAAAGACTATATCTATTCTTCTATGGCTTATACATCATGCGCAGACACACAAGAACTTAGTACTAAGTGTTGTATCAGAGAGTTTTCCGCATCTTAAAAGAGGCGCAATAAGGGACTTTCTAAACATAACATCAACAAACGCATTTAACTTTGATGATAAAAGGTGGAATAAGACTGACTATGTATATGAATTTGAAAGCGGAAGTAAATTAGAGTTTTTTTCTGCAGACCAGCCATTTAAAGTTCGAGGCCCTAGAAGGGATGTTTTATTTATAAACGAAGCAAACAACATAAACTATGACACTTATACAATGTTAGAAGTAAGAACTAAGGATATCATATGGCTGGATTGGAACCCGGTGAGTGAGTTTTGGTTCTACTCGGAAGTACTACCGCATACTGATTGTGATTTCATAAAGCTAACTTACAAGGATAATGAAGCGCTTGATCCAAAGATCGTACAAGCAATAGAAGCACGAAGATACAACAAAAACTGGTGGAAGGTATATGGTGAAGGTGAATTGGGTGTAAGTGAAGGAAGGATATATAACGACTGGGCCATAATTGATGAAGTACCGCATGAAGCAAGACTCGAACGTTACGGGCTTGACTTTGGCTATTCTAACGATCCTACGGCCATTGTAGCGGTCTACAGGTACAACAACGGCTTTATACTGGATGAAATAACTTATCTTAAAGGTTTATCAAACAAACAAATAGCCGATACGCTTCTTAACTTGCCAAAAGCATTAACTATAGCTGATAGTGCTGAACCAAAAAGCATAGATGAAATAGGAAGCTATGGAATATCAATAATGCCGTCAGTAAAAGGACAAGGAAGCGTACTTCAAGGCATACAATACGTACAACAACAAAGAATAAGCGTAACAAAACGATCTATTAATATCTTAAAAGAATACCGTAATTTCTTATGGCTAACTGATAAAGACGGAAGGATAATCAACGAACCTGACCCGGTATTTAAGCACGCTATGGATGCCATATCATATAGCCTAAACAGTTTGAAACCATATGAAGACGATACAGAGGTTTTGCCGGATGATACTAAAATATTCAAAGGTGGATTCTATTAAATGCAAATACAACGTCTTATCATTCAAAAGATAGAACTTAAACAAAAAGATGATGTTATGATAGAAGAACGCAATTGGTTAGTTCACCAGGATATTGAAAATGAAATGAAAAGAAGACAAAATGGTTTATACTGTTTTGGGCTAAGGGTTGTAAACGGTGAAATAACAGATTATTTGCCGATAGACAATGCAGAACACAATTTGCCCTGAATTTCATAGTCTTATTGAAAAGGAAGCACAAGCAATAAGATACGGAACACTGACATTTACCGTTATATTGAAGAACGGAAGGCCGGTATCAAAAGTGAGGGTGGTAAGAAATAAAAGATGGAAGTATAAAGACGGTAAACGATTGTAAATACTTGACAAAAACTTTCAGAAGGAATATATATTAAATTGGAATTTGACTTTGTCAGTCAATACCACGTTTTTAAAAGACGTGGTTTTTTTTTATGGAGCAAATAATAAACGATATCAAAACAAGATTCTCCGCAGCAGACACATATCTTGGAACCAAACGTGATATGTGGGATCAGTATGAACACGTATTCCACAACGCACTTGACGATTCAATATCAGATAAAACTAAGTCCCAGGTATTTGATCCCAAGCTTGCAACATATGTACTAGAACGATCTTACAGGGTCATGTCACAGATGATGGTTGGCAAGGTAAAAGCAATCTCAAAGAATGATGAAGGCGCAAGCAAGCTGATGAACTTGATACTTGAAAAATACATCATTCCAAATGCCAACGCACAATGGGACTTTCTAACCAAATGCCGAATGGTTGATACTTATTCAAACATATACGGTAACTTCTTTGCTTTAATAGATTGGGATATAAAGACAAACGGTTATAGAGGCCCGGATATGTGGCTTATACCGATAAGGGATGTATTCCCGCAAGTTGGGGCAGTATCTTTGGAAGATAGTGAATACATCATCATAAGGTCATGGCGCAATATTTCATACTTCAAAGGACTTAAAAAGCAGGATTCATTCAAAAACATATCTACAGTTGTTGATAAGTTATCCAAAATAGCCGGTGATAAAGGCGATAGGGACACATACGATAAAACGCAAAGAGAAGAAGACCACTATCCTGACACAGACCCGGTAAAAGGAAAAGGATATTATGAAGTTCTTTCAATGTTTGAACGTGACAGATGGGTCGATTACGTTACGGCTGCTGATGAAGTGATAAGGGACACTAAAAACCCGCATGATGACGGAGAACTCCCGGTAGTAAACAAATTCTCAATACCTTTACTTGACGATATCATCGGTATGGGTGACTTTGAACGTGGACTTCCAATGCAGTACACATTAAACAGCGCTTGGAATTTATACTTGGATGCCGTAAAGATATCCATTTTCCCGCCTGTACTTCTAAACAAAGATAATATCGCTTCAATGTCATCAATTAAGTTTGGGCCTGCTGCAAAATGGCTGGTAAGAAACAATATTTCAAATACTGCACAGACTTTAAACTTAACTCCACAGGGAATCAACTCATTTAACAACGTATATCAATTAGCCAACGCTTCAATAATGAATATGTTCGGTACAAGTGATACATCAATAAGCGAACAGACTGATCCGGGACTTGGTAAGACACCTAGAGCCTTAAACATGCAGGCGCAAAGGCAAAATAGCAGGGATACAACAGACAGATTCTACATGGAACAGTTTTTGACTAAAGTTGCAAAGAAGTTTGTAAACCTAATGAGCAAGAACCAAAGCAAGTCAGTACAGGTAAGGATGTTCAGGCCGGAAATAGAACAGCTTGCACGAAGCTATGAAGATATAGCTGATATGTATGACGAAAAGACAGGTAAACTTACAATCAAAAAGTCACAGACAGGTTCACTTCTCTACGACTACGAAATAGTTCCCGGATCAACATATCTAGTAGATCAAAACAAACAGAACGAAAACTTATCAATGCTTTTGGAACTTCTGATGAAGAACCCGCAAATGACACAAGTTCTCCAACAGGAAGGAATGACAGTAAAACTTGGCGAATTATTTAAAAGGATTGTAACCAATTCCGGCATACAGGATTGGGACAAGATACTAGAAGAAGAAGGAGAAGGAGAAAAAGGAGAAGGTATGCTGAAACAGCATGAAGCACAGCTTCAGCAGTTTATAGCACAATTACAAGGCGGTATGCCTGCACAACCGGGTATGCAGAACCCGAATGAAGTACCTTCCCAGCCTTCAGGCATGGAACAGTTACCACAGATGCCTCAGGGTCAGGAGGTGAATTTTGGTGGTTAAACAGGCAATAAAGCCAAATTTCTTTACTGAATACAGGCAGATAAGCACATTAAAAACTGAAAAGAAAAAAGATGACCAGGACTTGCATCTGCATTCTTTATCAAATCACAAAGGATGGGAGATATTAAATAAGTTCATAGATGGTCTTAAAAAAGACTTAGACAATTTAGTTAGCGCAAGAATGGAAAGTGGCGCAAGTTTTGATGAAATAGGACAAAAGATGCTTATAGTGTCATTGGTAAAGGAATATCTTACAAAGATTCAAAACAAGGTAGAAGATGCAAGAGAAGAAGTTGAACCAAGAGGAGAAGATTGAAGCAGATAGTGAAGTTTTGGACTTTAACAAGCCGGACTTTAAATTCATACCGCCAGGCTTTCACGATTGGGTACAACGGGGATATTACTTAGTATGCAGAAGTTGTGAACTAGAACATGGAGTATGGGTTGGATATGACAAGATAATAGTAGGCAAGAACGAAAAAGGCGAACCGATCATGAAGAAACGAAAAGATGTGGGAATGGTTTAGGAAACAAAATTATTTGTTTCTTAATGGTTCTCACATGACCATAAGCGGTGTGGCACTTTACAAATTTAACGAAAGGACTGTATGAGCAATACAGAAGATACGGCGTTAAACCAAAACGTTGGGGAAGAAACCAATGTTTCAACTACGCCGGTTGAAGAAATAAAAGCGCCTGAAACGGAAACAGAACCAATAGAAGAAGCTTCATCGACGGATGAAGCGGAAACTAAAGGTGAAGATACCGAAAAGGAAGTTCCTGTTAGAAAAGGTGCAGAGGCAAGGATCAGGGAACTTAATGCCAAAGCTAAAGCTGAGAAGGAAAGAGCTGATTCCCTGGCACAGAAACTTGAGAACTTTACAAGGGAAGTTGTCCCGCAGGGGCCACAAGCTCCATATCAATCTCAAGTTGAACCGGGAACAGAAGTAACGCCTGAGCAATATAAGAGTGACGTCATGCGAACTGCGGATGCCCTCGTACAACTCAGGCTTAATCAACAAAAAGTTGTTGATAATATAAATAGTGAAGCTAATAAGGCAATTAAGGAATATCCTGAACTTGATCCCGACAGCGATCAATTCAACAAGGAACTTAATGATACTGTTACGGAAGCTACACTTGCACTTGTAAGAAGTAATCCGACAGCGTCAGTAAAGAAGTTCGTTGACAGATTAATGAAGCCTTATAAGAAATCATTAACAAAGGAAGTGGCCGAAGAAACAGAAACCATTACAAAACAGGTAGCTGCACAATCCCTAAGGCCAACTCCTATGGTAAAGAGCAATAAAAACGATAGAGAAAAAACTATTGAAGAACTGGAAAGAGAATTGGGGGTTGTGTATTAAGTTTTAGAAAGGTGGTGAATCATAATGGCAGATTTGACAAATACAACAATATTAACACCAGCAGTTTCAACATATTACGAGAAAGTATTCTTGAAAAGGGCTGAATATCCTTTAATTCTTGAACAGGGCGCACAGAAAAGAACGCATGCACAGAATGAAGGGAAAACTATCAATTTCACTAGGTATGATGTTATTGATATCAATTCCACAGCATTGACTGAAGGATGCAATCCTTCAATCTCCGCTATGGCAGCTTCAACAGTTGCAGTAACTTTGGCAGAATACGGAAGAACATTCCAACTTTCAAAGTTTGTGACTTTAACATCTATTGATAAAAACATGGCTGAAACCATTGGTTTAGTTGGACAGAACATGGGAGAAACTCTTAACAGATTAGTTAGGAATGAACTTATGTCAGGTACTACTTACTATGGAAATGACCATGCAATAGATACGATAGCAGCTGGTGATACATTAGACGCATGTGATTGTAGAATGATTGTTCAGGACTTGGAGCAGGCAAAAGCAAGAGCTTATACTGATGGATTCTTCCTGGGTAAAGTCGGGCCACTTAGCAAAGTAAATCTTATTGGAGATTCTACTTGGGTTAATGCAAAGACTTATTCTGATGTAAAAGACCTTTACAAAGGAGAAATGGGAGAACTTTATCAGATAAGATGGCTTTTGAATTATGACGAGGCTTGTGGAATAGAGGCTACTTCAACAGCAGCTTCAACAATCTCTAGGGCTTATGCATACGTTCACGGAGCAGAAGCTTTTGGAGTATATGATCTTGAAGGTGATAAACCTAAACTGTTCATTCTTCCGAATCAATTAGATTCAGGAAGTCCGGCAGGCAGAAGGTCATACGTTTCATGGGCGGGTTCATACGCAGTTAAACTTTTGAATTCTACATGGGTTAGAAGAGGCGCATTTTCGCTTACCTAATATTGTTTGGCTTTACTACCGAAATGGTAAAGCCAACATTTCGGAGGCAATATGAGAAAAAGAAATATAAAAGGAGTTATTTAGTGGATACAAGACAATACGATCTAAATGAATTAAGAAGCGCATATAATAATGCAGATTCTTTTCAAAAAAAGCTAATAGAAAGGGCTGGTGCAAAAATACGTAAAGAAACACGGGCCATAAAGGAAATGCGTGAAGCGCTGGTTAGGGAACATAGAAACGGTAATACACAAAACATAAAAGATATACACGAATTTATTAAAAACAAAAGAAAATATTCAAACGAATAAGGAGGTGAACTATGGCAACAGGTGAAGTTCAATTAGTAAAAATGGTAGAGGGGTTAGATGTAGACCTCGGAAAAGTTGAAATAGTTGATAGTGCTGGGACTAATACCGCAGATGTCAATGATGCTAGTGCTACAAGAGCAACAACAACCCATGTATTAGCAGTACAACATATAGACGCAGCAGGCGGTGTTTTGTCAGCTAACCCGGTATTAGGAGCAGGAGCAGCAGTTATAGGACAAGTTAATGCTTCTCAGGTAACAAGTCCTTGGATAACTGAAAATCAGTATAGTTATGCAAATGTAACAGCATCAGGGGCTACAGTAGTAAAAGCAACAGCAGGATTCTTGCATTCAATAACATTTAACAATGCAGCTTCAGGAGTAACAACGGTAATTTATGATGCATCAGGAGTGGGAACGATTATAGGAACTGTACTTCCTGGTCCATCAGCCGTAGCACAAGGACAGCCATTTACATTAACTTATGATGTTAAGTGTTTATCAGGTATTACAGCTTCACAGGTATCAGGTGTAGCAACAGGATCGAATTTAACATTTTCATATAGATAATTATGGGTGATGTTAATAATTTAATATTCCGTACAAAAAGTGAACCAAGTGAAGAAAGAACGGCAAGATCGACTAAAGTTGAAAAAATTGATGCTGCACAAACAATCAAAGCAGATGGGGATGTTCCATTTACCGATTACCAAAAAGAACATAACCATCCATTCCTCGTCGATCACTTCGAATTGGGAGATTCATGGCAAGATAAGTATGGAGGATTTGAAGAAGAAATTGACACGATTGAAGGATATTTTAGAGGGAAAATTGAACATGGACAGATGCAAAACGATACAGAGGCAGTAAAAGAACAATTTAAGAAGATATATAAGCTATGTAATATTGATAAGACGGAAAGAGTAACAATGCAGATAGAAAAATTGGCAGCATATATTAAATTCTTAAAAGAAACAGACGATATCAAAATGAATCATTACAAGTATGGCAACTAGAACAAAACCAAACCAGGATACACAATATAGCGAACAGAATGTCCTAAATAATTCTTATGATAAGGATTATCATGTTTTGGCTGTAGAACAATTAGGATATGATTATTCAACTAATTCATTGATTAGAATTCAGGCTGATACAACAGGTTTAATGATACAGCCGATAAAGTTCTATACGGATGAAGGTATAAAATACTTCAAATTTAATGGTGATGCTCCACAAATATGTTCACAGGATTATCTCTATGCAGTTGCAGAAGGCGATATAGCAGATCATGATGGATGGACGAAGTTAGGCTATAACGGTGACTTGGGGGCAGCAGAAGAAGACTTATGGGCTGTTGGCGGTAGTTATGTAGCTCCAACTGCTGAAATGGCTATGGAAGTGGTATCAAGTTCAGCATCAGATGTAGTTGGATCAGGAACAGGATTGAGGACTGTATCAGTATATTACCTAGACGATACTTTTACTCCTAAGACAGAAGACGTTGCATTAAATGGTACAACACCAGTAGTAATGACAGCTTCAGATATTTACAGGATAAACGCTTTCAGGGCAACTTCAGCAGGAGTAAATGGAAAAGCTGCCGGAAATATTGATGTAAGGCATATAGATAATACACCAGTTTATTCAAGGATTCCCGCAGGATACACACAAGCTAGGAATTCACACTATACAGTTCCAAAAGACAAGACGCTTTATATTACAAGTGTAACTTTTTCAGCAGGATCAGCAGTTGCCGGAAGATCAGTAAGAATGACAACAAAAGCAACATGGGATAGCGCAGCAGGGGTCAAGCGTGATTTTTTCTATCCATTTACCGAAGTTATAGTTCAAGATGGGGCTTTTCATAAATCGCTCGAAATACCGACTAAATTTACGGAAGGTGTTGATTTAAAAGTAAGCGCAATATCACCAGATGGCGCAACATACGGATCATGTTCAATAAAAGGGTGGTTAGAAGGAGAAACAGAAGAATCAGGCACAATAGATACAGGTCAGCCAATGGGATTACTAACAGCACTAACTTATCAAATTTAACAGGAGGTGAATAAAAATGAGCGACAATCTAACAGTTACAGCAGGAACAGGAACAACAGTAGCAACAGATCAGGTAGGTACGGCACATTATCAAAGAGTTAAGGTAACAGATGGCACAGCAGATTCCGAAAATCACTTAATTGTTGATTCTTCAGGGAATGCAATGGTAAAGCTGGCAGCAGGAACAGCAGCTTTTGGGAAACTGGCAGCAAATAGCGGTGTAGATATCGGAGATGTGGATGTTACAAGTGTAGCAGTACATCAAGTAAATGCTTCCCAATTAACATCACCTTGGGTAACTAACGCTTCAGTTGTCAATGCACCTATAGCAGTAAACGCAAGTCAGGTTACTAGTCCATGGATCACTAATGCAAGTGTAGTTAATACTGTTACAACTAACGCAAGCCTTGTAAATATACAACAGGTGAATGCAAGTCAGTTAAGTAGTCCTTGGATAACAAATGCTAGTGTAGTTAATGCACCAATAGCAGTAAATGCATCACAAGTAACGAGTCCGTGGCTAACTAATGCGAGTATTGTCAATGCACCTATAGCGACAAATGCATCAATAGTTAATATTCAGCAAGTTAATGCAAGCCAACTTACTAGTCCATGGATTACAAATGCATCAATAGTAAACGCACCGATTACGACGAATGCTAGTTTAGTTAATATCCAACAGGTTAACGCAAGTCAGTTATCTTCACCTTGGATTACTAACGCATCTGTAGTAAATGCGCCTATTGCGGTCAATGCGAGTCAAACAACAAGTCCATGGATAACAAACGCATCAGTTGTTAATGCGCCTATAGCTGTTAATGCAAGTCAAGTAACTAGCCCTTGGGTAACAAATGCTAGTGTTGTAAATTCACATAGCGTATCAGCATCAGTTGTTGAAGACTTTATAATCAAACAGACATTTGTACAGAATACGGCAGATTTTGCAGCTTCAGCAACAGCATGTGCATTATGGACACCGGCAGCAGGAAAGAAGTTCGCAGTAACAGATATTATCGTTTCAGCATCAGCATCAGGGACGTTAACACTATTTGATCATGCAGACGGTACAGCTTCAAGGGTTGCTAAGTTTAACTTCGCAGCAAATGGCGGAGCAGTTATTAATTACAGAAAACCAAGAATATCATCAACTGCTGATTATGTACTGAAATATACAGCAAGCAATACAGCAGCAGGATCAGTAACAGTTTCAGGATATGAGGTGTAAATATGGCATCATATGATTTTACAGTAGCAGCTTGTCCGTGGGATTACGATCCTAATGTTAATTATCATTATCATACTAATTATTTTTGTTCAAATAATGGAACATCTATTTATTGGGCATTATTAAAGTTCCCTTTTTCTCCAACGACATTATCTGCTCTTACATTAAATGTTGGTTGTTATGGTTCAGGAGGTTCAGAGGTATTTCAAGTTAAGCCGATAACAGAAGATTTTACTCCTGAAACTGTTACATGGAATACTAAACCATCTGTAGGTTCTAGTTTAGGTGAGATAACTGCTGCATCTTTGGATACTAAGCAACTTGTAGTTTCAGATTTAACAGGATCAAGCGGATGGTATGGACTTGCATTCGTTCCAAAAACATCAAATGATTCTATAGAGCTTGCTATCAATTATTGGGGTGGATATAAGACAAATATTGAATATACAGAAGGAGCAGCAGCTTCAACGCCAGGTCAATTTCTTATTCCCGGTAAATACTGGTAATTGACAGAAAATATTAAAAAGAGTAAAACATAGTTGCTAATTCGTTCAAAAAGAATTGATAGGCACGATCTAAAAAGTCGTGTCTTTTTTTTATGGCTAAGAAGAAGAAAGAAGAAGTTATACCACAATATATACCCATGAGATGCCCCGTTTGTTCCGGCCACCGCACAGTAAACTACGGAAAAGAAACTTGTAAATCATGTAACGGACTCGGTTTTATTAAAGTTCCACCAAAAATAAACAATGAATGATTTAGTTGCGGGATATCACGGTTTTATAGGAAGCCATTTGGTCGAATTAATGGAAAAACAAGGCAAGAAAGTAGTGTCTATTCCACGTGAAGCAATTATACATAAAGATAGGCTTGAAGCCTTTCTAGGGCCACTACAGCCATTCAGAATTTATTATTTATCAGCTTACGGCAATCTTCACGGCCAGGATGACATTCATCTTATGTATGAAGTTATTGTAAATAGGCTTCTAACATTACTTGAAGTTTCAAAAGATATGGATTGCCAAGGTTTTATAACTACTGGTACAACAAGTGAATACGGATACAAGAAAGAACCAATGAAGGAAGATCAGATACTTGTACCAACTTCTTTTTATGGTGCAGCAAAAGCAGCAGCAACTCATTTAGCGCAAGCATGGGCTATCCAATATGACAAGCCAATAGTGGTATATAGGCCAGCTTCAGTAGTTGGAGTCCGGGAACACAAAATACATCTTATTCCAACGATTATAAGAAGTTGTCTATACAAAGAACCGATGGAATTTATACCTGAACCTACACACGATTATATAGCAGTTGAAGATGTGGTAAGGGCAATAGCGCTTCTTGGTGAAAAAGCCTGGGAGTGTAAAGGTGGAATATTCAATGTAGGAACAGGCAGACAATGGACAAACCAACAGGTTTTAACACTTATTGAAAATATAACCGGCAAAAAAGCAAACATAATAGGACTTAAAAATATGCGTGTATTTGAAAAAAGTGAAACATGGATAGCAGATAGCAGTTTAATGAATAGCTTAGGTTGGGAGTCTGAAATAACGCTTTATGAATCATTAAAAAGGATGATAGAACATGAACGAACCAATTAAAAACGAACTTATTAGGCGTGTTATAGATATATCTTATAAGCTGAAACTATCGCATATAGGATCATGTTTAACATCACTTGGGATAATTGAAAGAATATATGAATCAAAAAAACATGATGAGCCTTTTATATTGTCAAATGGTCATGCAGCACTAGCTTTATATGTCATGATAGAAAAATATTATTTTAAAAATGCGGAAGATTTATTTTTGAAATACGGTACACATCCTGTAATGAGTTTAAAAGATAAAATATATTGTTCTACAGGAAGTCTAGGCCAGGGAATAACAGTTGCGGTTGGTATGGCACTTGCTGACCGCACAAAGAATGTATTTGTTCTTCTAAGTGATGGTGAATGTGCAGAAGGAAGCGTATGGGAGGCGTTAAGAATAGCAGGAGAACAAAGACTAGAAAACTTAAAAGTAGCAGTAAACGCAAACGGACTTAGTGCTTATTCTCTTGTTGATGTGGATTTGCTTGATTCAAGGCTTCAATTATTTTATCCGACACTTGTGGTTAAAACCAATTTAAACCAATTCCCGGAATATCTAAATGGACTTGAAGGCCATTACCATAAGTTATCAAAAGAGGAATACGAGGAGATAACAAAATGATATATCCAACACAAAAAGGCCATTTTGCACACTATCTTTATGAGGAGATGAAATACAACGAAAATATATGGCTGGTACTAATGGACTTAGGATATGGGGTATTTGATAGGCATAAGAAAGACTTTAAGGACAGGGTGATAAATTGTGGTGCTGCTGAACAAAGTGCTGTAGGAATAGCGGTAGGACTTGCATTAAAAGACAAGATACCTTTTGTTTATTCAATACCGAACTTCATGATTTACAGACCGTATGAATGGATAAGAAACTATGTAAATTACGAGTCTATACCGATAAAAATGGCTGTAGGCGGAAGGGACAAAGAATATAGTGAAGACGGTTTTACACATTGGTCTGAGGACTTAAAAGACGTTATGAAAGTATTTCCAAACATTAAACAATACTATCCGAAAGACAAAAGCGAAATACAAGGGATAGTCAAGGAAATAACTACAAACGGCAAGCCATGTTTACTAAGCATGACAAGATCAACATGAACGATTTTTGTTTTTTCACTTGTTATGACCACGTTTACCATGACACCGCAAAAGGGTGTGTCAATTCCATAAAGAAGTTCTACCCGGATGCCAAAATATATGAATTTATAGTTCCAAGAAAAGAAACAGGATGGGATTTACAGCATTTCTGCTGGTTTCATCTTATTAAGGGAAAAGAACTGTTTGATGGATACAGACGCATAATAAGTGTTGATAGTGACCACGTTATGTGTGACAGATGCCCGGAATTGTTTGAAGACTTTGATTTGGCAGTTGTGCAAAATAATATCCCGGTTACTGATACTTATGGCGGATTATCCAATAAAATCTATATCAATGCTGGACTTACAGTATGCACCAATAAAAAAGTATGGGATGAATGGATGGATGAGTATGACAAAAGATGCAAAAAAGGATGGAATGAACTACATGAACAGAACGCTTTAAATTACATCTATCATACTTCAAAAGCAAAAATAAAACTTCTCGAATACATGAATAAAACTTACGGAATATCTTCTATTGATGGTTATGAATATATGAAACTTATAGACGGAGAATTATATGTACCAACAGAAGACATATATAGCCACGTTGTAACAGATAAAAAATTAAAGATGATCCATTTTGCAGGCAATGTATGGAAGATAAACGGAAAGATAATGTGGCACAAGATAAAAGATGAACAGGCGAGAAATTATTTAATAAGTTTAACAAAGGAGCTATAAATGGCACTTAAAGCATTATATTACCCGGATGTCCCTGAAGATCAGGGAGGTTTCAATAGTTTATTTATTCCTTATATTTACAAGGAAATTTATCTTGAAGGCATATATACAGATATCTTCAATGTAAGAAAAGATATGGTAATTATGGATGTTGGGGCAAATATCGGATGTGTAACCCAATACATGCGTGAATATGCAAAAGTCATATATGCGCTTGAACCTTCAAAAGAACACTTTGAAGCATTATCAAAGAACATTGAATACAACAAATGGGATAACGTCAAAGCATATAATATGGCGCTTGCTGATAAAGATGGAGAGATGGCCCTTCATACTAACTCAAACAACAGGACTTGTCACAGCTTAACACTTGATTATAAACAAGGTGAGGAGATGGTTAAAACTGTAAGGTTTGATACTTTTCTAAAAGACAACAAAATTGAACAGATAGACTTCTGCAAGTTTGATGTAGAAGGCGCTGAAGATATGATTTTATACCATGATAGCTTTACATCTATTGCGCCAAAAGTAAAACAAATAATGGTTGAATTTCATCATCCTACATGGCAAAAACTTGTAGAACATTTAATAAGACTTGGTTATGAAGCAAGGCGCTACAATTCAAGCGCTATAGTGGTTTTATTTTCAAGAGCATGATAATCAATTACGACAATGACAGGTTCATTAAGGAAGTTTTAGATGGTGATGAATACGGTTATCTTTTCAAAGATTTAACCATTATTGACTTGGGTTGCAATATAGGCACGTTTTCATTAAGAATGCAGGATAAAGCGTCAATGATATATGCAATAGATATAGGGCAAAGCAATATAGACCAACTTAATAAGACTATCCAAGACAACAAGTTTACAAATATAAAAACATATACGTTAGGCATATCAGGCAAAACAGGCAAGCGTGGAATAGAAAAAAGAGCCGGTGCTGAAATTGGCGCATGGTCATTAAACAAGACTGAAGATGATAGCGGAATAATGACATATACACTAAACGAATTTATGTTAAAGGAAAAAATAGAATTTGTAGATGTTTTAAAAATTGACATAGAAGGTGGGGAAGATGAAGTATTTCATGCGCCTGACTTTCCAAAAACAATAAATACTATTATCGGTGAAAGGCATAACTTATCGGTAGTAGAAGTATTAACAAGCAAAGGCTATAGATATAAGGAATATAAACATGAGCATTTTATAGCAAGAAAGATATGAGAACTTGTTTTTTCACAATATCAGATGACAGGTATTATTACCCAGTAGGAACGCCAATACTTATTAATTCATTCAAGAAGTTTCACCCGGATATAGATTTAATAGTATTCCGACAAGACATGATAGACAAGGTATTTCGGGAAAAGAATATCAACTTCTATAAGGCAAAGCCTGTATTTGCAAAACTATTGACTGATAAGTATGACTTGGTAGTAAATATAGATGCGGATTCAATAGTTCTCGATAGGCTAGACAAAATACTTGAAGGCGATTTTGATGTAGCCGTGCCGTCTAACTTCAACGATTATGAAAACATGAGTATTGCAAACGTAACGGAAGAAATGTTTATCCAAGCAGGGCTTGTAGCTTCAACTAATAAAAGGTTTTGGGATATATGGGAGGAAGCAAACGTTGATGCAATGAAATACCAGGCGCAGGAAAATACGGTTTTAAACCTTCTATGGTACAACCATCCCGAACTTCAAAAGATGAACAAAGTTATTTTGGACAAAGATAAGGATTATTATGGCTGTAAAAGTTTAAACAGAGAAAAGGAATTTTACGTAAAAGACAATAAAATATGGTGCAGGGATGAACAGGTTTTTATCTATCATTGGGCCAAAGGCGGTAGTGCTTTACCAAAGATGAGATTTGAACAATTAAGGTGTGAACAGGAAGTAGTCGAACACTTATACAAGATTGGTTATGAAGGGGTAAGCATATGCATAAGCCATATACAATAATTACACCGCCATTTGAAATTACTTCAGGGGGCATTCGTGTAATGTGGGGACTATACGGATGGTTGCTTAGTAAAGGCCAAATAGCTTTTGTAAACGCTAAGATAACAGGCGGGGAAAGCATTGCGATATATCCTGAAATAATGCAGGGAAATCCGGCAGAAAGTACACACGTTGTAAGATACATTCTTCAAAAGCCCGGACTTGCTTCTTTCTATGGTAAACCTGGGCCGAAAGAATTCGATAAAAGCGATCATCTTTATTATTTTTCAAAGATGTATGCTCCAAATAATATTGACGATAACCATGTTATGTTTCTGCCGATACTTGATTTAAACCTATTCAAAGATAAAGGCAAGCAACGTGCTAAAACATGTTACTTGGTTGGTAAAGGAAAAAACACAAATGTTCATCCAAAAGATTCTATTCTTATAAACCGCAAGTTCGCAAATAACCAACAAGCATTAGCAGACTTACTAAATGAGTGCCACACAATGTATTCTTATGATCCTGCAACTGCTATGTTTGAAGTTGCAAGATTATGCGGTTGTAAAGTCGTTCTTTTCAATAGTGAAGGATTTGATTTATCCAAGTATGAACCGGGACTAAACGGCATAAACAGCGAATTAGATGTAAAAGCTTTCAGGAAACACTATATAGAAATGGTAATGCTATTTGATAGGAAAATAGATAAGTTTATAAGGGAGTCGCAATCATGGTGAAATTATTCGCATTTCCAACTCATACCGATAAACAAAGAATATCAGGTGTTGATTTCGTAAGGGTTATTCAACCAATGAAACATCTCGGTAAACAAGAAGGTCTTCAAGTCAGGATATATGATCCGCATGAAAAAGAACCTACACATTGGGCTGATGTAACAAGAGATTATGATGTCATTTACTTCAACTATTTAACACATGATTGGGGATATGCAGCTATGGGGATGCTTGCAAGAAAAAATAACTGTAAGCTAGTTATGGATTTGGATGATAATTTATGGAATATTTTGGAAGATAACAGCGCATATAACGTATTTAAAAGAGGTTCAAAAGGACTTAATACTGTTACTTCAATAATAAATGATGTCGATTATGTAACTTGCACTAATAAATACTTAAAGAATGCGATATTGAACAATACTTATAAACGGTATGATGAAGTACAGGTATTCCCCAATTACATAGACTTGAATTTGTATAAAACAAGACTTTCGTTTAAAGATACACATGAAGTTGTAATAGCACACTTCGGATCGACAACTCATTTTTCATCACTTCAGAATGAGGAATTTGCGCTTGGTATGGATAAACTAATGTATGAATATCCGAATATTAAATTCAGGACAATAGGATCATTCTTTGGTGAATACAAAAAAAGATGGGGTATGAGATATGACTATTCTTTTGGCGATATGGATGTACTGAAGTGGATAGAAAAGATGCCGAAATTGCTGGATGATATTGATATTATAGTAGCACCATTGACAGATAATATTTACAATCGTGCCAAAAGTTCAATAAAGTATATAGAAACATCAAGCTATAAAAAGCCTGGTTGTTGGCAGAAAATACGCCAATATGAAGAAATTATTCAAGATGGTATAAACGGCTTCTTATGCGAAACAAAAGATGAATGGTATAAGAAGATAAAAACATTAATAGAAGACAAAGAATTAAGGAAAAGTATGGGGGAAGAAGCATTTAAAACAACTGAAAAAGACTGGACTATACAAGGACATATAAAAGACTATACAAATTTCTTTACAAAAGTATTGACAAACGACTAAAAAAAGTTTAAAAGATAATTGCTGATACTAACATTGAATTAGTGAGGCACAACTTAATCGTTGTGTCTTTTTTTATGCCTTTTAAAAGTTTGAAACAACGCAAATGGATGTGGGCTAATAAGCCTAAACTAGCACGCAAGTGGACTAATAAATACGGATCAAAAGTTAAAAAGAAAAGGAGAAAATAATGGCAACAGTACAACAGGCAGAACAACAAGCATTACAGGCAGGAGCAGACCCAGCAACACTTTCTTTTGCAAAATCACAACTTGGATCAACAGCTTACAAAGGTTATTGTGAGAGATTTGTTGAAAATGCACAAGGTGTAGGAGGGCAATATCCATCAGCTATCGCTGCTTGGAATGCACAGCAAAATCAGGCAACACAGGGTATATCAGGAGCTCAACCAGGTGATGTAGTATATTTTTCTGCTAATCCTTCAAATGAAAATTATGGTCATACAGGTATTTATGCCGGCAATAATCAATTTTATAATCCAACATATAACGGAGTTAAGCTATCAAATATTACAGATTGGTTAAGGGCAACAGGACAACAGATTCTCGGTTATATAGATAAAACAGCAGGAGGATTTGCAAATAAAGTAAAGAATACAGCTTATGAATTGGCTAATAATCTAGTACCAAAAGCATATGCGGAAGAAGAAGAAAAGAAAAAAACAAACTATAGCGCTCCAATAAATAACTATATACCTTCTAGTTTTACAGGTTATGTAGGAACAACTCCATATCTTCAAGGACAAATACAAACAAGTGGTGGAGGATTTTATACTGATCCAAATACAGGAAAAGTAAGTTACAGCGCAGGATATCATGGAGGCGGAGGTGGATGGTTTGAGGACAGGGGACAATGGGGGACTGGGATGAACATGGGGCCGATGGTAAATGGTACAGTCCAAACCGGCGGAGGAGGATTTACACCAGATGGTAGTTATAGTGCCGGTTATCATGGTTCAGGAGAACACCCGGAGATAACAGGAGAATCAACACCTGGAATATATACATCTAAACCTATTGTTCTTAATGGTGTATTAAGACAAGGATCATTCGGGCCGATAGCAAAACCTGACCTTTCAAACGGCGGGAAAGTAAAAGATTTCATAGACTATGTTTCAGAAATGGGCTATGACACTTCCCAAGTCGATAGGGCAGCAATAGAACGCCAATATAATCAGCAAGGCGGAAACTTTGATGGTGTAGCTTTCCTAGAAACATTACCGCAAAAGAATGCACAGAAAACAGAACTTATTAAACAATATGCTTCAAATCCTATGATGCCTACATCACAAATGTATAACCTTCTAGGAGGGCAAAACTACAGTAATTTATTTACAGATGTTAATTCATTAAAAGACATAGGAAATGCAGTAGGAACGCAGATGTCACTAGCTTAATAAATTTATTAAAAGGAGAACAATATGGTAGACCCTATAGCTTTATTTAATCAAGTAAGACAAATTCCTGGTACACCAGTTTATCAACCGCAACCATTCATAGGGCCAGGAGCAGGAAATTATGGAACACAGGATGTTTATATTGCCCCAGGATCAAATCAACAATGGGTAAATGACGTTAATCAAAGGGCTAATAATTATAATACTCTTGGTGTATCAACAACGAATCAAACCACTAATAATCCTTTTATACCATCTGTAAAAGAAGGATCAACAAAGGAAGAAATAGCAGCTTATGAATCACAGCAAAGACAGGGACAGCTTAACGATCAGGCAAGAAATGAAATAAACGCAGGATATGACGCTTACCAGGCAGAGCTTGACCAGATATTAAATTCAAGCCTTCCAGCACAAAAAGCAGCACAGGAAGGGATGGTAAAAGGCCAGTATGAAACAGGTATGGCTGATTTAGCAGGCCAAAAGACACAGGGAATGGCTGACCTTGCTACACAAAAAAGGAAACTCGACGAACAGAAAGTAGCTTCATTAAAGGACATTGCAACTAACATGAGAAATCAGCTTATTGCAGGCAATGTCTACCTTGGTGCAAGAGGGGCGGGGGACAGCAGCGCAGCCAATATGTATTCTTACGCACTTACAAAGGAAGGCAATAAACAAAGAGGAAACGTCATGGGCCAGACACAACAGCTTATGGCTGATGTAGCTGACAGGGAGTTTAAGTTAAGCAATATATTCAATACCGAAACTAACAAACTAAAGAACGAAATGAATGTTGCATTAAATAATGTAGCGCAATGGTTTGCGGAAGCGCAAAACCAAATAAGGCAACAGGCAGGACAATTAGGAGCTAACAGGGGTAAAGATTTAGCTGCACTATCACAACAGGCATTACAGTATGCACAAAACCAGATTTTGCTTGCACAACAGCAAATTGCCAACAAACAAAACATGCTTGAACAATGGGCTATTAATAAATCTAACGATCTAGCATCACTAAAGCAAAATCTAGCTAATGTAACACAAGGGTTCAATCCGACAGTAACTCAACAGACACCTGTAAATGCGGTTGCACAAATGTTTACAGGTGGTAGTACACCTGTACAAAAGTTATATAGCCAGAATACAGGTAACACATCTACAGATGATAAATGGTGGGTATAAAGAAAGGGTTTTAAATGACTTTGCGTGATATAGCGGATGAAGCTAAAAAACTTCTAGTAAATACCGGGTTGAATATGATACCTGGTTATACTCCGACTAAAAATATTTATAATGCTTTGCCTATACAAGGAAAACAATACGTACAACAGGGTTTAGATCGTGCTTCTCAAACAGTACAGCAATTACCTCAAATTGCACAACAACAATGGGGGCAAGGACAGATAGTTACACAAAATCCGCTTATACCACAGCAGTTAAAACAACCTTTGGCAACAACACTTCAATATACAAGTGCTCCATTTATACAGGGGTTTGCTAAAGCTACAACAGCACCATTCAGACCGATAAATACATTTGAAAAAATTGGTGATATTGCAGGGGGAATAGGACAGGTTACTAATCCGTTTCAGTCAATAGGTATGGGCGCTTTCCAGGCAGGTACACAGGCTTTGGGTAATATAATTAATAAAAAGCCTATTACGACAAATTTAAACAATGCGTATCAAAGTGGTTTTGAATTCGGTGCAAAACTATCAGCAATATCTAATGTTGCAAATATAGCACTTTCACCAATTTTGAATAAGGTTGCACCTGTTGAGCTTAAAAATATCAATACTTATCTTGATCTAGCTAAACGTGCAACAACTCCGAATATAAAAAAACAAATATTAACTCTTGCTGCAAAAAGGATAATACAAAGCATAGGTAGGGAAGCTATATCAGGCGGTGTTGGTATGGCAGCAGTTGGTGCAACGATGCCAACAAAGAATATAGAAGAAAGAATTAAAAATATATTAGATCAAGGTATTCAAGGCGCAGCTTATGGAGCCGGTATGAAAACGTTAGGAATAGGCACACAAGCACTTGGAGGTCAGGTTATAAAACCGGCTATTGAAAAATATAAATCTTTAACTCCTAAGCAAAAACAAGGTGGATATATAAACTTTGGATTATATAAAAATGATACTCAACAGGCTTTAATAGATACAATACAAAAACAAAGAGCTTTACAGCAAAGATGGGAGAATACTACTGATCCACTAGCAAGAGAACAAATCGAAAATCAGCTTAATATATTATCAGGTCAATATCAGGATATTGCTAAAAAATTGAACTTAAAAGATATAAGACAACTCGAATATAAAGGTGGACAAAGAGCAGTTGAAAGTAAACCACTAAAGAAAAGTTTTTTTGGCACTATATGGGATAAATTTACGGGTAAACCAAAAGAAGCAATACAACAGTTACTTGAAGCAAAAGAAGGTGAAGTGCCAGCAGCTATGAATAAAAGAGGACTTGGAACAATAGATTTTGTGTACGGTGTAAAAGGAAAAGGCGGTTATGGAATTTCACATATAGAAGAAACACATCCAGGAGTGTTAAAACTTATTCCTGACATAATTGATAAAGGAAATATTGTTAAATCAAGTAATCCTGATAGAGTTTATATTCAAACACCTGATCATAGAGCGGTTGTTAGGTTAGATTGGAATAAACAAACAAAAAGATGGTTAATGACTGCTTTCGATTTCGAAAAAAATCTCGCACCTTCTAGTAAAACTAGCTTTAGCAAGACAGCAGCCATTGCTAAAGATTCAGGTGCGATGGTTGATACTATTATACCACAACAAGTCAAAGGAGTAGAGGAATGGGTTAAACCTTCTGTCTTTCAAGAAAAGCCACAAGTGCAAACACAACAAGAAATACTACAACCAAAGGTGAAAATAACGAACCCGAATCAACAATCAGTTGTGCCACAAACAAAAGCAGAAACACCGCAAGGATTATCAGGGGGAGCTTCAAATAATTCATCAGGTAGTATTATACCACCTAAAGAAAAACCCTTTTATAATGTGGAACGCATGGGGGTTAATAAGACAACTAAAAAAGAAGTATTAGATGTTATTGACGAAGTTACACCATCAATTCAAAAAGTAGTAGGAAAAAAATTGACACATAAAGAAGTTATTGAAACCGCAAAAAGAACAAAAACAATTCTTCAGGGAACTATTGGGAGAGATCAGACAGAACAACTAGGTGCTATGGCTTTGAACCTTCGTAATAAATTAGCATATATGGCAAAAACAGATATGGCAGATGAGGAGTTTATTAATCTTCTTATACAAGACAAGGCTTATGGGCAACAACTAGCAAGACTTTTAGGTCAAAGAAGAATAGTATCAGACCCATCTTCAGGGTCATTGGTAAATAAAATAATAGCTAACGTATTAAAGAACAACAATAATACAGATGACATTCTGAAAGCTGCTAAAGGAGTTGATTTCAACGATATGAAACAGGCAACTGCTTTCTATCGGCAGTTTATAAAACCGAAAGCAGGAGATTGGATCGATTTATTAAGATACAATTCTATGCTTTCTTCACCGAATACGCATATAAATAATTCTTTTTCAAACCTTCAGGGAACAGGGTTTATTGCGCCGATTGAAAAAACTATAACAGGAGGATTAGATTTTCTTTCTTCAAAGATAACAGGAAGACCAAGACAATATTTAGCAGGAGAAGGTATAGCATATGCAAAAGGCTATTGGGGGAATTTAAGGAATGCTGCTAATAAATTTATGGATGTTATAAAAGGACAAAAAATTTCTGATATGCAGGAAGTATATGATATTCCATTATCTACAGGAGGAAGATCGTCTAAATACGAAAAGATATTAGGTTTTGTAACTAAGGCATTAAAAGCAGAAGACGAGTTTTTTCAGACACTTACAGAAGGCGGAGCAACATCAGCTCTTAAATACAGGCAATCCAAAAATATAAAAATTACAGGCGATATAGCGGAAACAGCATTCAAAGAAGGAAGAAAAAGATTATTCAATGCTCCATTTAATTTACCGGAAGAAGGTTATGTATTAAAAGCTATAGAATATCTTCCTGAAAAAATAATGAAAGCAAGGAATTCTGATAATCCACTAGTATCTACAATATCTAAATTCACTTTTCCATTTGTAAGAATACCAGCAAATATATTAAAAGCATCAGTAGAATATTCTCCTACAGGAGTAACAACTTTATGGGGAGCTAAAAATAAAACAGAACAATTATCAAAAGCAATTTTAGGGACAGGGTTCGGATTAGGAACAGCTATGTTAGTAGGCGCAGATAGGATGACTTGGTCTGAACCTACTAGTGAAACAAGGAAAAATGCTTTCAGGGATGCAGGGATGCAACCATATTCAATTAAAATTGGAGATAAGTGGGTATCTTATTCAAAGCTTCATCCAGCTATCGCTTTTCCAATAGCTTTAGTTGCAGCAGTAAGGGATGCAGAAGCAAATAAACGCCTGGATGATGGACAAGTAGAAACTATACTTACAGGACTTGCTAAGTGGATGCAGTTTTATGCAGATGCTTCCTATGTGAAAAATATTGGTGATTTTGTAGCATCAACTAAAGGTGATGTTCAGGGATTAACAAGATATATTTCTAATTATCCACAGCAGTTAATACCATTTAGGGCTTTAATGGGATGGGTGAATAGATTTATAGACCCATATCAAAGACAAGCTGATAAAAATGCATCTCCTATAGAAAAACAAATACAGCAAATAATGACACAACTACCATTTCTGTCTATGACAGTTCCCGCAAGAACTAACAAGTTTGGTGAACCAATAAAAATGCAGAACCCAACACTTAATAACCTTTCACCAATAAAAATAACAACAGAGAACCCTGAAAAAAGGGAATATTATGATATGCTGACTGAAAAAAGCAAGCAAACACGAATCAAGAATGATATAAAAAGAATGGCAGAAGAAGGAAAACCAATACCTGACATGATGGGTGTACAAGCTGCAGAAACTATAACCAATACTAAATCTTATATCGAGCAGGAAAAGAAAAAAATGCAAAATGAAGTTGCTCTTGAACGCTTTAAAATGTCCGATCAAAGTATTGCAGAAATCGGCGGAAGAATATATATCAAAGATGAAAATGGGGATATATCTTCAAAGAAAAAAACCGACTATCAAAACCAGCTTCGTGATGCACAATACACACTTCAAGCACAACAGCTAAAAGCACAAAATGACATACAAGGATGGATTCAGGCTACTGAAACATATCTATCAGACCTTAAAAAACAAAAAGAAGCGCTTACAGGACAATATGACGAAGTTAAAAAGACACAGCTTCAAAACAAAATAGAGGACTTAACCACTTCACTTTCAAAGTATAAAAACTATAATGGATTTACCAAATCGAAAAAACTTAAAAGCATAAAGATAACTTCTAAGAAAGTTACAGTACCGAAAACCAGGATTTCATTACCGAAATCAACTTTTAAATCTAATATAAAAATAAAGAAACCGCCAAAGATAAAATTGACAAAACCGAAGAAACTAAGTAATATCAAAGTCAAAGTTCCGAAGTATAAGTTTGTAAAATATACGGCAAAGAATAGTTTAGTTTAAATACCAATTTCTAGTAAAAAATTAGAATAGGCACGTTTGAACAACGTGTCTTTTTTTATGGAGGTAATATGAACGAAAATACAATAATCCAGCATGTTTACTCAAATTATGAGGGTGATACTGACGATTGGACATCAACATCCGATGAATACTTAGCAGCAAGAAGATATGCTAACCAGGCAGTACAGATGTGGGAGTTTTATGATGATACCAAATGGCTTGAGCTTTATGCAAAACATGAAGATAGCGCATCAGACATTGTAAAGACTATTACAGCAGGAACTTACACTTATACAACCGCTTCAGATTTTAGATTTCCGTGTTCTTATGTTCGCACAGTTAGAAACAACGTATCAAGCTATTATTCGGTATTGCCGGTTGAAAAAGTACCGGCAGCAGATGATGACGGTGATTTGTGGGTTTACTTTACAGGCAATGCAAAAGACGGGCATGTACTTAATTTTAATCCTAATCTTACTTTGGCAACCGGGGACACTATCAAATATGAATACTATAAGAACGCTACACAGTTTACAGCTTCGAATATTACAACTGAAATGAGCAATCCCATGTTTATTGTTCATTACATCTTATGGAGGATGTACAAAAATGACGGTGAAGACGGCAAAGCGCATGAGGAGTTTCAACTATCACAACAGCTTCTTGAAGGCATGAGGGTAGACAACATGGTAGGGATATGGAATCAGTCGTTTAATATTGACAACAGCGAATACGCAGACGGATTCGGAGTTTAATTATGTATAAAATAACTGGACAGTATTCTAATAAAAGACAAGAGATAAACTTAGAAATAAAAGACTTCCGGGGAGGTTCAAATACTTTATTGGATGAAGCAAGAATATCACCGAATGAAGCGACAACAGCTACTAATCTTATTCAGGTACAAGATGGATTATGGAAGCCAAGATGGGGGACACAGTATTACGGGGCAACACATGAGGACTATATAGATGGGGCTTCGGAATACGTTAAAAGTGATGGGACTACGGAACTTATCACTATAGCAAACGGTAAAGCTTGGAAGTCTACTAATGGCGGATCATTAACTGAAATAACAGGAGCTACATTTACAGCAGATACACAGTGTTTCTTCATGCAGATAGGCGGTTATCTTTATATTGCTAATGGAACAGATAGCTTAACACGATATGACGGAAGTACATTATCGACTTATTCTGCTATAAATGCACCAGCTAATCTTACAGGATCAAGAGTAGCTTCAGGACTTTCTTCAGGAACTTATACTTATTATGCGGAAGTTACAGCGTTAAATGATGTAGGCGAAACTGTAGGATCAACTGAAGCTTCAATTACAGTAAACAAGATTCGTGAGAATTGGGTGGCAGCAACAGATAAAGGTATCTATTGGGGATGGGATGCAGTAGCAAGCGCTACAAGATATCAACTTTACATATCCGATGAATCAGGTGATGAAGTGCTTCTTACGTCAACTACTTCTACAAGTTTTATAGATGATGGAAGTTTAGACGTAAATACTTATATTGAACCGCCACTATCAAACACTACGGCAGGGCCTAAGTTTAAGGATATGTGTGTATCAGGAAACCGTATATGGGCCACTAACGATCCGAACAATAAGTATACAGTTTACTTTTCAGGCACAGGACAATATATAGGTGTGTTTTCAGACTTCTATGGCGGGGGATATATCAACTTGGAAAAAGGCGGTAGGGAAATGCCGACAAAAGTTGTTCATTATCAATCAGGAACAGGAACAGGAATGCTTACCTGTCTTTGCAGGACACCTGAAGGCCGTGGTGCTATATGGCAGATACAAATAACAACAGCTACGGTTGGTGAAACGTCTTTCAGCGTACCGTCAGCAGTTAAAGTAGTTGGATCGTTCGGTACGGATTCGATACTTGGGGTTGTGGCTACAAATAATGACGTATTATTCCCTAACAGGCGTGGAATTTATTCACTTGGGCCTGAAAAGAATTATTACGGACTTCTAAGAACTAATGAACTTACAACAAGAATACGGCCTTATTGGGATTCTTTGGCTGGTTCTAAACTATCTGAAATAGCTTCATACTTTTATGATTCAAAGGTATTTATAAGCGTACCGACTTCAACAGCAGGCAATACAAGAACAATAATTTACGATACGGAACGGATAAATTGGGTAGTTGACTGGAGTATCGCAGCAAAACAATGGCTGGAATATACGGATTCAAACCAGGTAAACCACTTTTTGTATATACCAAGAAACGGAACTAAACTAATTGAGATATCGGAGAATTTTCAAGGTGATCTTGGAGTAGCTTTCAATACCGACTACACAAGCGGAAGGATGCCTTTGCAGAAACTTTGGAAAGAGTTCGTAAAAGTAGATAAAGTGTATATTAAGTTAGGTAATCCAAGAGGATCAATAAACTTTGAAATATCGGGAACAACTAAAAATGCGCCATTTTCATCACTTGGTACAGCTTCAATAACTTCAACCACATCAAATTCCGGCATGGGATATGACCTTATGGGTACAGTTAGGATGGGTGATACGTTAGGGACACCATCATCATTTTCAGATTCATCCGATCCACGATATATCAAGATAAGAAAGAAACTAAGGGATATTCAACTAAGGATAACTACTAATAGTTACGATGCTGACTACATACTTCAAGGATTTATTATTAGCGGAAACGCACTTAAAGTTAAAGCGCCTCCATCTTGGAAGGCGGATTAAAGGAGGATAATTATGGCTAACGATTTATGGAGAAAATACAAAAGTTTATACAGCTCAACAAGCAATTCTTTTTCAACCGGCACAGGTGAAACTGTAACACCAAACAGCGTATCGGGACTTCCGACAACAACTGATACAACTTTGACGTTTGATAGAGTAGATAGCGGTGGCACGGCAACACCGACTAAAGTTGAAAGAATTATTGGTACAATTTCAGGTTCTAACTTTGTTATAAAAGAACGTGGAGTTGATGGAACTACAGAACAAGCCCACACAAGCCCGGTAGTTGAAATGATATGGAACGCTAAAGACTGGAATGACTTAATTGACGGGCTTTTGGTTGAACATAACCAAACAGGAGTACATAAAGCTATTACAACTTCACAAATAACAGCGTCTTATGTAGTAGCTTCACAGGTAACAGCAAGTAACATGACTACACGTTTAACGCATACTGCCTGTACGGTAAACGCTTCACAGGTCACTACAGTTGCAGAAACAGTTACTAATTTAACGGCATCAGCGATGACCGGGACTTCAAAGTTTCCGAAAGTTTACGGTTTATATGATGCAGGAAGTAGCGGAAGCGCAATAGCTATAAACTGGCTAAATGGTGACAGACAGAAAGTAACAGTAGACGCTTCAACAACGGTATCATTTACAAATGCAGCAGACGGACAAATACTGACACTTCTACTTAAAAATGCAGCATCAGGAGTGTTCTCGGTAACATTACCGACAATGAAGTGGACAGCATCAACAGCAACAACGCTTGGAACTACTTCAGGATGTATTAATACTATTACTTGCATGTATGACGCAACAGGAAGCCAATATCTAGCGCAAGCTGGGGCTTCATACGGATAAGGAGTGATATATGGCAAATTCACATTCGCTAGATTTTAACGGCACAGACGAAGGAGCAGAAACAAAAACAGTATCTCACATGGCAGCCTTAACACAAGGCACGATAGAGTTTTGGGCTAAAAATGATGCAGATAGTGGTGCAGAACAGATACCTTTTGGGATTTCGAGAGATACAGGGTCAGTAGATAGTTCTATGTGGATTTCTTTTGATGGTAGAGCTGGTGCTGATGATATTTATATAAAATTAACATTGGATGATCCTACTCAATGGGCTGCGAAAACAGCAGCAGATTCATTAGATGCTTATATTAATCAATGGGTTCATGTAGCGATAGTCCATAATGGAACAGCACCTAAATTATATCTAAACGCAGTAGAACAATCGCTTACTTTTACAGTAGAAGTAGATAAAACAAAATGGTTAAAAGCAATTATTACAGATGCAACTAATAAAGCGGATACTTTATCTACAGGTTATTATGCTTATTTAGGAAGTAATGAAGGTGAATTTGACGGCCATGTAGATGAAGTAAGAATTTGGAATGATGTAAGGACATCTACTGAAATAGCGAATTACTATAAAAGACAACTCACAGGAACAGAAGATGGATTGGTTTATTATTGGAAGTTAGACAATGCTTATACAGATTCTACTTCCAACGGGAATACTTTAACAGGAATAAATACTCCTACTTTCTCGACAGACGTGCCATTTACAACAGATACGCCGTTACCAGCAACAGGAGCATTATTTTACGCACAACTTTAATATGGAACAGCTTATATCAGAACTTGCGAAAACAGGAGGAGTCGCATGGATACTTCTAGGTATCAGCCTTTTTGCGATTGGATTCTTATTTAAGATTTGCAGGGAGGATTTGAAGGATAGAATCAAAGACTTAAAAGACTTCAACGATAGACTAATAGAGCCTATTAATGCCATTAAGCAGACAGTCGACCTTATATTAAATTGTGTGCAGAAAAGGAAATAATATGTATTGCTTTATAAGGCACATATTCAGATTGAACGGACATGATAAGGAGATCAAAATGCTTAAACAACAGCAGATGAAAAATATTGACGAACTTACCAAACAAATAAAAAGGATGAATAAGCTTCTTAAAAAAGAAGTTGCTTATCAAATATTTCAAAGTGCAGGAGGAAAGAGATGATGTGGGAGTTTTTTACTACGGCTTTGGTATCAGCGGTACTGATGGGCTTTGTAGTTTATAAACAGATAAAAGAATTAGTAACTGACGGGCCTTTAACATGGATAAAAATAGCCCTTTTCGTTATGGGTGTTTCGATATTCTTAACTTCAATTATCGGAGTCTATTATCATCTTTCAAGGACAGGTTTAATTCCACAAACTATAGAACCTATTACGATCAACCGTATAAATTCATGGGGAAGATTGGCTAAAGCTTATATGCTGTATCTTATTTACTGGAAATTTACATAAGGAGGATATATGAAACTTAAAGTGCCTTTGTATTCACAAAGAGATACAAGATGGAAGAATGAAATCTTGGGATATAACACTAATCCTATTTATACAATTGGAGGTTGGGGTTGCCTCATTTCTTCATTTGCTATGTACTTAACCGCACTTGGCAAGAACAAAAACCCGCATGATGTGAATGAGGATATGAAATCATGCGGAGGATATGTTTCAGGAACAGGAAATCTTATATGGAGCAAGATTGCTTCTTACTACAATATCGTAAATGACTATCAATCACCTTATTATAATGGGCCGGTGACAGACTACGGCATACAAAAGATAAAAGACAGTTTAGATCAAGGCAAAGTATGTATCACTCATGTTGATATGGATATGAATGATGCGGATGATGACCAGCATTGGATCGTAATAAAAGGATATGAAGGCGAGAAAATGTATGCAAACGATCCCTGGACAGGAACGGAAATTGACCTTGAAGTTTATGGAGGCCCGAAAAGGGCAATCATAGAATTTAGGACTTATATACCTACAGTTGCAAAAGAAGAAACACCATCTACTCCATGTGAACAGTCATTAAGTGAATGCCAAAAGAATTTAGACCAGGAAAGAACATGGAAAAATGAAACGTGGCATGAACTTCAGGATGTTAAAACAGAACTTGAAGGATTAAATTCACAATTGATAAGTTTTCAGAACTTCCAAAAACAATTAGCAATAACTTTACGGACTGAAGATCAGCCGACAGCAATACTTGGTGCAATTACAAAACTTATTGCAGTTGAAGATAATTTGAGAAAAGCACAACAAAAGATCACAGAATTGGAAAGCGCAGTACAAAATTGCAACAATTTATATGATGAGGAGCATCAGAAGCTACTTACGTCTATTTCTGAAAAAGAAGCCGTTTTAGAGGCATCACAGGCCCTAGAGGAGGCTAGAAAACGCACAGAGAAGGCCTTAGAAGACATGGTTAAGAAATATGAAGACTCTGAATTTAATCTAAAACAATGCCTCTTGTCGGAAAATCATGAAAGTTTATTTAAAATTGGCAAATTGAGTATTTGCAAAATTAATGAGGAGGTGGAAATTTAATGGCGAAAAGGAAATTTGACTGGACACCAGTTATTGAAGCATTGAAAGAAGCAGGAAGGGTTGTTGTTTTTGCACTTATATCATGGGCAATCACGAAACTGACAGCTTTACCGCAAACAGAAATGGTAGTAATAGGGACAATAATACTTCGGATGGTAGACAAATACCTTTATGAAAAAGGAGTTACACCTATACCAATTAAAGGTGCAACAGGATTAAGTGGATTTTAATTTGTTTAAATAAGCGAATTTATTAAGATATTTATTAGCAAGTTCGTTATATTTTAACGCTGCTAATTCTTTTGTAGGAAAACAACCACCATTAATGTTCTTTTTATTATAATGAAAATACACAACCCATGGATTAATTTTAGACAATGGTGTAAAAACTACTCCTTTATATCCAGATTTATTATTTTTTTGTTTACCTTTATAAGTACAATTTTCACTTTTTGTGCATATTCTAATATTAGATTTTCTGTTATCTAAACCATTTCCATTAATATGATCGGTACATAAATTTTTAGGAGTATTGAGTAGAAATCTATGAAGCAAAACATTTTTTCCTTTAATTTTTGTGTAAGCATAACCACAACCATGATCCCACCAAGTATAATCTTTTACAAGATCATAATCAGAATCATCAATTATTGCATATTTGCCTTTTCCTTTTTTGCCTTTTAACGGAATTTTTATCATATTAGAATGATAACACAATGCACGAAAAAGACAATAGTGATGCACGAAGCGGAGAAAGCGATATTCGAAGACAAAGGCTTACTTCCATTCTAAGAGAAGATTTAGAATTAGACTTAAAAATCAGCCGGCAGATGGTTGATCTTATTATTGAAGATACACCGCTTAGAAGATATCATCAGGGACGTTTAGAGTATCTTGCTAACCTCTTATCCCAAAGCCCGCCAAATGACCTACAACGGCAGGAAAAATAAATCACGATAACTTATACTATCTAAATTATATATTAGTTGACAGGACGTCTTATAATATATTACTTGCCGGATTTTCATTGCCCGTGAAGGATGGTGATAAAAGTGAGAATTCGAGATAAAATATTCTTTGTCTGTTTTAACATAAACAAGAAGATACAATCAAAAATAGACGAGAGCGTGAAATACAAAGAAAAAGCCCGTTTATTTTTATTACAAGGGATAGTCAAGTTTTTTATGTATTACACGACCTAGGGTATTGACAGGTTGTGTTTTTGTGTTATAATGATTTCATATGTCGCAAAAGAATTATTCTCCGCAGACACATTTTCAGCCTTCTAACAATCTAAAGTCAGGACGTGAAACGATTCGTGACAAAATGAATCACCTCGAATCAATTCTGACTGACATTTCAAACCTCAAAGCAGGAAAACTTATTTACCACTTATACAGGAAATACAACTCTACTTATCAGGAAATCGGCCAGGTGTTGAGAGTATCACGCCAAAGGGTAGAACAAATGTGGCCTAAAGGGGGTGAGAATAAATGACTGCCAAATTCAAAGAATTGAAACACAAGATTGCAACTATATCCATGTGGACTTTCCTTAAATGGGTATTTCTTACAATCTTTGTCTTTTACGTTGGATATTCAATAGTAAGGGATTTTTCAGGACTTAAAGTAGATTTTCAGGTTTATTACAACCATGACGGGATGTTGAAGCCCGTATTAGCAAAATAAAAAAGAGAAAACCTAGGGGGCCTTCTCTTTATTTGAAAGGATACAAAAATGGATCAAAAAAGTCAAATACCAAAATTCGAGGACGAGATGGGAAAAGTCCGAGAATATGTGGACATTATCAAAAAGTTAAGGGAACTCCCTGACCATGACTGCCATAGATCACCGGAAGATGGCTGTCATGTATGCGATTTATGGTTCAGGTTTAAGGAGGAATATGGAAAATAACGGAATAAAAAAACATCAATGGACTGTAGCTTTCACTTACCAAAAGAATGGAATAACCGTAAGCGAGAACTATACGGAGAGAAATGATGATTGGGAAGAACTTGTCAAATATAAAAAAGCCATTCTTAATCATCTTCCTAGTGCAAAAAGCTTCCCGGAGGATGAAGGCGACAATGCACACGTCCAAGAAGTTGACCAAACCCCAGATTTCTGCCGAGTCCATAAAGTGAAAATGAAGGAAAGAAGGAATGATACAGGGACATGGTTTTCACATGGAGTAAAGCAGGATGACGGAACTTATAAATGGTGTGTTGGAAAGGGTTTTAAATGAACATTCTCAAATGTGCATCTTGTGAGAAGACTATGGATGATTTTGAAACAAATAAGTTCTTCAGGTTGCAGGACTTTTGGGGAAGAACCAGGGAAATAAAACCCTATTGCCGGAATTGTTATCACGACAGGATTGTTGAAGCACAAAGGAAAGCTACGATTAGTAATTTTGCTAGCGGGAAAACAGTAACCTGAGATTTCTACTGGCTCCAACTTGGGCAGAGTTGGGGCCAAATGAGCTTGCCTAGGCTATCAGGCTTCGGCAAGATCACTTGGCTATAGCCATCGGAGGGATACCGCAAACGGATTCCCTCCACCTACTGCCAAAACATTATGAAAGCATTTATAAAGCTTACCTGCTCGAATGAAGAATAGTTTAAATCGATTTAAAAACGCAGAACAGTTAATAGGTGAAGTTCTACATGATAATCCTGAAACCAGGGAAGATGACCTGGAACTGATCTTCAAAGTATGGGACAAGCAGGGTGCAATAATCCCCGACACCATAAAAACACTTCTAAGGAAATGCTATTCCCCGGAAACAATAAGAAGATGGAGGCAGAAGTATAACGAGAACGGCCTATATAAACCTTCAAAAGACACACAAGACAAAAGGAAACAACTCCAAATGGAATACCGCAAGGAACTAAGACAACCGAAATATATTTATGACTGTAAAAGACAGGTGTTTATGCAAGTATGAAAACACGAATATTACATACAAAATTATGGGATGATGATTTCTTCGTAAATCTGACAACTACACAGAAGTTAATCTTTATCTACCTTATGACCAATCCTTTAATAGGTTTAACGGGTATCTATGAGATATCGGATCGCAGGATAAGATTTGATTTAGGAATAGAACAGGACGAGATTAATAAAGCCCGGATGATATTTGAAAGTAGCGGAAAGATAGCCTTTAAGGAAGGGTGGGTATATGTAGTAAACGCACAGAAATATGGTGGGTATATTAGTCCAAAACTTACGGAACCTGTAAAAAGAGAGTTGTCTTCTATTCCTTTGAAGGTATTAGAATTTTTTAAAGAGTACGCATTTAATCATGGATACACTATCGATACACTATCGATACCCTATCCATACCCTATCGATACCCCTATAAATCATAAATCAGAAATAATAAATAATAAACAAGAAATCATAAATCAAAAATCAAAAATCATAAATAAGGGTTATAAAGATTTCTTAATAAAAAGAAAACTACTTCATGTTTAAAAGATTATTTTTATTAATCATTCTTGTTTTAGGAGGTTTTTATGCTTATAAATTCGGCAAAATGGAAAAGCTGGCCTATTGGACTTACGCTTACGAAGCAAAAGACGAAATCAAAGATCGCCAAATCAAACACATACAAAAGATTACGGCTGGCTCACCGGCTTTTCATTACGCCGAAGACATATGGAAGGCTTCACAATACTATCACATGGATTACAGAATCATCCTGGGACTTTCTTTGCTTGAGTCTAGTCATTTTCGCAATGTTCCTGTTGGCTGTAATAACGCTTTTGGACTTGGCATATACGGGAATAAGCGCATTTGTTTCAATTCTTACAAGGAAAATATCTTTGCTGTGGCGAAACATTGGACTCTATCGGGCTATTTTAGAAACGAAAAAGATATAGTCCTGAAAGGTTGCATATGGCAACAGGGAAGGGCAAGACCATGTCCGTACGGATACAAGTTAGCAAGCATTATTAAAAATTATGAATGAATCAGCCTTTATAAGCATGGCTAGGGCTTCTACAAGTAAGTCAATAGGGCAGGTTGACACTTTATTCACAAGCCTTAGCCATGATTACAAGGGCTGAAACATATATGAAAAAAAAGCTGAAGTTTGACAAAAAGCTATACAAAAAGCTTTACAAAAAGATAAGGAAGCCAAGAAAGGTAGAGAAGAAAACAACATACAAACGCAAAGCTGACGCATTGTTTTCAAAGTTTGTTCGATCTTTAGATCATTGTGAGAAGTGCGGAAGTATAGACAAAAAACAATTTCAATGCGCTCATATCTACAGCCGGAAGTATGTGAATTTACGTTATGACATTTATAACGTCTTGAATTTATGCGCCAAATGTCATAGGTTCGCACATGATAATCCGTTGGATTTCATGCTTTGGTTTAACCAAAACTATTCTGACAGAGTAAAGTACCTTCAAAAAAAACACCAAATAATAAAGAAGTGGACTGTAGATGACTACAAAAAAGCAATAAAAGAAATAGAAAACTACATCCCAAGATAGATCGCCTTCATTGTTGGCCGGGATACTAGTGCCGGCCAATGAGGGGGTGATTAGATTGAAAAGATTAATATGGTTTTTAATAGGGATAGTAGTAGCATTTTTTCTCATTACATGGCTATCTTACGGAAAAGCTGAAGCCGTTGAAACTTGTCCGGCAACAGGTGATTGGATAAAAGTCGAGCCGTTATCAGGCAAGACTTACACTTACTCACCAGCACCAGGCTGTACTGTGAGTGACAACTGTTATAAGCACTCAACTTATGTTCATTATGGTACAGGAGTAACAGTAACGGCAGACTCACATTGTACAAAATGGGAATGGTGGGGCTGTGATAGGTGGACTCAATACGATTTAAGTCATGCTTCATTCAAAGTAAATTGTGTAGCACCGACTCTGACACCGACT